GATGTCGAGCTTGGCGAGTGCGATGATCTGCGCACCAATGGCGCCGATCTCACGGCCCACGCCCTGGAACACGAAAGACACATTCGCGCCCAGAACGGCGATTGCCTGCACCGCCGTTCTGATGGCTTTGCCAAAGACCTGCAGGGCTTCGCTATCCCGCAGCGCTTCCACCACCCGAGTGAGTGTGGGCAGCACTTCGCCGGCCAGGTCCCTGCTGGCGTCGGTGGAGTCTTTGCGGAGCTGCAAAAGGGCTCGGCTGAACTGCTCGGCCGCATCGGCCTGCTCTTTGAGCCCGGTGGCCGCCTGCACGCCGTTCTCAGCCAGGTTCTTGAGCAGGGGGGCGACTTCTCTCACAGAACGGCCGAACAGTTCCTGCACCACTCGCGCCTTGTTGCCGTCGTTGGCAAATTTGCCAAGCGCCTGCGCCACGCTGACGAGTGCGTCGGCCGGGTCTTGCTGGCGCAGTTGCTCGGCGCTGAGGCCGATAGCGCGGAGCGTGCGCTCAAGGTCGCTGCCCTTGGTGGCGGCGTTCAGGCCCTGGTTGAGCTTGATCAGTGCGCCGGAGACAGTCTCGAAACTGGTGCCAGTGCGGACAGCGACATTCTCCAGACCACCCAGCTTGTCGATGGCGGCGCCGGTCGCGTCGGCCACGTCGTTGAGCGCGGTAAGCCCCTGCACGGTCTGTTGGAACAGCGCCCCGATGCCGGCCGCGCCCACCAGACCGCCGATGGCGGCGCTGAACCCGGCGAACTTGCTGACCACCGACTGGCTCTGCGCACCTAGCGCCTGCAGCCGGCCCTGCACGGCGCTGAATGCGCCGGCGGTGGCATCAGTCGCGGCGATGACGATCGAGGCGCGCTCAGCCATGGGTCACTCCAGCTGGAACCACTGCTCGAGTTCCGCACGTTTGTCGGGCGGGCACTCGCGGTCCTGTTGCTGCAACTCGAAAAAGGCCAGCCACCGTCCAAACTCCTGTGCCGGCATCTCGGCCACCAGCCGGTAAACGGGCAGGTGCAGCCGCTCGGCCAGCGCGTACACGGTGCGCAGCTCGGGCTGCGATCTCAGGTTTTTTTTTCGGCCGCCGGGTCGGCGCCGCTAAGCGACATGACCCGGCTGAACAGGTCCATCGCCACGTCGGCGTGCTGCGCCCCGAAGGTGGCCCACTGCGCCTCGGTGTAGACCGGCTGCCCGTCGTCGGCGAGCACGGCAAGATGCAGCGCCAGCGGCACGAGTTCACCGGCAGCGACTTCCTGCTGTTGATCGCTCGGCAGCTCGCCCAGGCGCTCGAAGGCCGCCCGGCGGGCGGCCCAAAAGCGCAGCATGCGCGGCATGTCGAAGCCGCGCACAATGACCTCGCCGCCGATCTCCGGGACGTCGACCACCTCCTCAGGAAGGGCGACCTGACGGATCTGATCACGGGCGATCGCCATGGTCAGGTCGCGTAGCGCACCGGCTGGGCCGCAAAGCTGAGCGTGATCTCTCCGCGCAGCGTCGAATCCTCGACGGTCGGCACTTCGCGGAGCGACCAATAGGCATTGGCCACGAGGCGCGAGGCGTTCGGGAAGATCATGCGGAAGCCCGTGGCCACCGCGGTATCGCTGGCCGTTCGCACCGGCGCGACCCAGCTCAGAGCCGGGTCATCAAACAGTGGCAGCGTGACACTCACCGCGCCCCGCCGCGTCGGGATCTGCTTCTGGATGCGGTCGGAGATAGTGGTCACGTCGGCGAACTGCTGCTCGCCACCAGACACGCTGAAACCTTGCGTGATCTGCGAAAGATTCGTCCATGCCGTGATGCGGCGAATCGTGCCGGTGCCAGAGCCTGATGGGTACAGAGTGGTGCTCGTCGTGTTGATGCCTTCAAGGGTGACGTCGTTCGTCGCGACGTTGCTGACGCGCACGATACGGCCGCTCAGCAGGTCCCATCCCGAGGTGACCTCGATGAAGTCGCCGACCGTCACCCCGTGACCGGCGCCCAGCGTGGCAACCGCAGGGTTCGCGTTGGTGATGGCGGTCATGTTGACCGACGTGCCGTAGGTACTGGCGATGGCAAAGACGGTGCCGGTAGCGAGAGTAATGGCCATGATGGTTCCTCAGGAAACGATGACGCCCGGCGCCGACTGCGCCGCGAAGAAAGTCGTTTCAAGGCGCAGGCGGATCACTCCGACTGATGCCTCGCCGGCGGTCTCAATTGACCGCTCAATGCCGACGAGCTGCGTGCCGTACAACGCCGGCAGCGCGCATACCGCCGCGAGCCCCTGCTCGGCCAAATCGTGCAGCGCGTCGTCGAGGTTGGTAGTGGCGCGCGCGTAACCTGAGCACTGGACGATCAGCCTGTGTTCGTTGATGCCGCTGATCTCGGCGGGCTGCACCGACTCGTCGTCGGCGATGACTTGCCAAGCCGGCATCTCCGACTCGCTCAATGGCCACCACCGCGAGGTGTAGACCCGAGTGCCAGTGAGCGGTAGGCCCATCAGCCTGGCGGCCAGGGCGTCGACGACCTGAGCGGCGGCGAGGGCCATGGATCAGGCCCTCGTGAGCACAAGCTGCAGCAGCGCACCGTCGGGCGGCCGTTGGATGACGCGACGCACGACGTATGACACCGGCACCGTGCCGATCGCCATCGTCGCACCTGGCGCCACGGCACCAGCGACGGACGCCGGGACGACGAACGTCGGCGCCTGTGTGATGACACCATCATCGGCCACCACTTCGCTCGACTGGTCAAAGACGCCATCGACCGGCACACCGCTGAGCGTCGCCGGCTCCGTGCGGAAGGCGCGGATGCATGAAGCATCCACACGGCGCGCGAGCGTGTCGAAGGCCACGAGCGCCTCGAAGATCAGGTCGCGCCGGTGGCGGCCGGAACCTTGCCGTTCAGGCGGATCCGAGCCGTCGTGTCGCCGTTGCCCTTGGCCGCCAGCGCCACGCCGACATACAGGTTGCCGGTCGCTGTGGTCGTTAGCCGGCGATTGCTGTTGTCCCAGTAGAGCACCGCACCGACGGAGCAGGTGTCCGTGGTTAGGGCCGTGATGTCGAACACGCCCTCAGTGAGCAGCTCGACAGTGGCGCCGTTGCCAGCGTCGTTGGATGCGACGCCGAACAGGGCGGCGCCCACCAGGGCAGCTTGGCCGGCGGTGAGGGCGTATGGGGCCGCGGCGGTGACCGTCGCGCCCTCTTGGACGTAGTTGCGCATGGTGGTTTCCTCTGTCAGTGGTGCATCAGCGCATCAGGCGCCAGTTGCGCGGTGCAGACCGCGGAAATCGATTGCAGCGGCGCCGAAGTCAAGGCGGCACTTGTAGGAAACACCATCGACTTCAAAGCCCACGTCGCTTTCAATGACCGGGCCTTCGGCGCCGTCGAGGTAGCAATACTCCACGGTGTCAATCTGCGAGCTGTTGGCGGCCAGGTACCACTGCGTGGTGCTGTTGGCGTCGAGCAGCGGCTCGACCACGGGGGTAAGCGCGGTGCGCCCACCTTCGCGGTATTCGTTGATCGAACCCGGAAGCGCTGGCACGAACGACGAGCTGGTGAACTGGTAGGCGGTGTGCTCAAGCGCCGCCGGCACGATCAGATAAGCCGGCACGACGTTGAGCTCCTCGCCGTTCAGACCGCGCATGACACGCATCGCCGCGCGCCCCGTGTTGAGCGAGGACAGCTGCAGCGCCGAGCCTGCGCCCGTCTGCACGTTGCTCTGCGTGCGATTGCCGGAGACGCCGCTGAACAGTGCGACGCCATCGAGGCTGATTGCGGCGTTTGTCGTGAGGATGCTGTAGACCGTCCGGTTCTCCAGGCGACGCGAGGCGTTGCCGAAGGCCGCGACGAGGCGGTCGAAGCCGCGCAGGTCATCGTTGACGATGGCTTGACGGCTCAGCGCCACGATGCGGCCATAGGTCACGACGCTGTAGGTCGTGGCACCGTCGCGCATCGTGCCGTAGCGGAACTCGCCGGCCTCGTTGGTCTGCAGCAGATCCGGGGCACCGCTCAGGGCGGTGACGTTGATGGACTTGAAGTCGGGCGCGTTCGGCGCGCGACGAGCCCAGATGCCGTAGGTGCCGGCGTTCTCGTCGTAGGCAGTGCGCAGGCGCTTGTTTGCGACGTTGGCCATGAGCGAAGCGAAGTCGCTGGTGCCATGCAGGCCGGGAGACCGGAAGGTCAGCAGTTCGGTGGCCAGGCGCATGCGATCCATGCCGCGCGTCTCGACACCACGGGCGGTCAGGTACTCGCGGCCGATCTCAAGCAGCGAGTAGCCGCGGTACTGGCGGCCGTTGTCGCCGAGCTTGACGCGAGCGTCGAGCCGATGATTGATGGCCTCCTCGATGCCGCGCAGCTGCACGTCTTGCGCGTCGACCACGGTCTGCACACTGCCGACGTTGCGGTGGCCGCCCTGGGCTGCGTCGCGGCGCGCCAGCTCATCGAGGACAGCGGCGCGGGCCTGGTCGAGTGTGCCGCCGGTGCGAATGAGGCCGGCGGCGAGCTGCGGCAGACCGTGACGGGTGCACAAGTCGGTGATGTCAGCCGCGCGCTGCGCTGCTTGCGCGACAGCCTCAGCGGCACTGTCGGGCGCGATGGCGCCGGGAGCCGCAGCGTCGCGCACCGGATCGGCATTGGCCGCCGCGGCGGCGCTCGTGGTCTGGGCCTGGGTCATCAGGTGCTCCTGAGAAACTTGATAGGGCGCCTCATCGGCGCGGATGAACTCGCAAGGCTGCGAGGATTCTTTGATCGCCCTGGTGGATGCGTTGGCATCGGCCGGCACGGTGACGAAGCTGATCTCTTGCGGCGTCCATCGGGTGGCGCGGTACAGGGGTTGCTTGCCGCCGTCCTTGCGCGCCTCGGGCTTGGTGATCTCGTAGCGCTGCACGCTGTAGCCGAAACTGACCGCGCGGATGATCCCGGCGCGGATGTCGGCCACGGTGCCGGCCTTGGCCGGGTCTTGGCTCAGCTTGAGCACTGCGCGGCCCTGGCCGTTCTCGATCCAGCCACGAGTGGCGACGCCCAGGATGCAGCCAACTCCGCCAGATGTCCGGTGGCCGTCGAGCACCTGCAGGGTGCCGGCCTCAAAGCGGCTCATGTCGACCGCGGAGGCCGATACATCCAGCTCCTCCTCGTAGGCCTGACCGGTCCACCAGTCCATGCGCTGAACACGGGCGCCAGTGGTCCACTGAACCTCGACAGTGTTTTCGTCCGCGTTGTAGGTGGCGGGCTCGACGATGGCCTGGCGAACTTGCATAGGCAAGTCACGACGCTCATGCAAGGTGTCGGGCATGGCCGCACTGTGAGGGCGGATGGTGTCTCACGTCACGGCCCGCCGTGAGCCTACGCGCAGTGGGTGCGACCTCTACCAACCAGACAGCTCGCACGCCTCCTCGAAGACCTGATCTTCTCGTCGTGCCGGGGCCAGCGGGTCATGGCCATCGACCCATTGCGGCGGGATCTTGGCCTGCGCCACGCCTCCAGCATGAGCATGACCAGCAGAGATGACGACGCTTGTGATCGCAGCCGATGCACAGGCCGACGCAGCGGCAGACCCGGGCACATCAACCACCCCACGGCCGGCCGCCGAGGCACCACCAGATGCCCCAGCAGAAACACCTGCCACGGCCACGATGTTGGTCGGCTCGAGCAGCGGCAAATCAAGCTGCGCAGCCGGCCACCACATGCGACGGCTGCGCCGCCCGCCGCCGCCTGGCTCTGGCTTCGCTTCTGGCGCAGCGGCTTGCTGCTCGGGCGAGAACGCAACGGCAACCGCCTGCGCTGCGCCCTGCACCGCCGCCAGGGCGGCGACCGACGCGGCGGCCTGCGCGCCAGAGCTGGCCACGCCTGCCACCGCCGCCACGGTGTTGATCTCCGCTGTGGCCTGCGCCGGAGCCTGCGCGCTGCCCGGCGAAGCCGTGGCACTGTCGGCCTGTCCGATCGCGGCGGCCTGACCAGGTGCTTGCGCAGCTCCAGCAGCAGATGCCAGCGGCCCGCTTCCGGCCGAAGCCTGACCCGCGCCTGCCGCCGCACCGGCCACTGACGCAAGAGACGCCGATCCTCCAGACGCCTGCCCGACGCCCTGTGCCGCCGCCGCTCGAGCCTGAACTGCCGCCGTGTCGGCCGACGCCTGACCGGTCGCCTGAGCCGAGCCAGCGCGTGCCTGGGTGGCGGCAGCACCTGCGGCAGCCTGCCCTGCGCCTTGAGCGGATCCGTCGCTTGCTTGGGTCGAGGCAGCGCCAGCAGAGGCTTGCCCGGCCGCCTGCGATGCCCCATCAGCCGATACGGCAGCCGATACCTGTGGCTCGGCCGCGGCTTGCCCGGCGGCCTGTGACGCGCCGGCCCGAGCTTGAACAGCAGCGGCGCCCGCAGAGGCTTGACTCGCCGCTTGTGCGGTTCCGGCTAGAGCCTGGACGGCGGCGGCAGCGGCAGAGGCTTGCCCTGCGGCCTGCGCGGAGCCAACTCGGCCCTGTTGCGCGTTGACGGCGGCCGAGGACTGGCCGGCAGCTTGAGCTGACGCGGCGGCAGCAAACAGCCGGCCCGCCGCTCCAGCCGCCTGCCCAGCGCCAGCGGCAACGCCGGCCGCCGATGCCGCACTGGCCGCTGCGGCAGTCGCCTGTCCAGCGGCCTGAGAGGATGCGGCGCGAGCTTGCAGCGGCTGGACAGTCGCCGATGCCTGCCCGACACCGACCGCAGCGCCGGCGGCGGGCGCGGTGGCGCCACCGTCGGACGCCCCACGCACGTACAGGCCGACCGGGCCGGCGCCGGTGGGGCCGGCGCCGGCAAGTGCGACAGAGCGCGGGCCGGTGGCAGGCGGTGGTGGCGCTTGCGTCGGCCGGCGCCGCGTGG